AAAGATAAGATGAAAGTTCGTAACGAAAACAGTTTATCTGCATACGACTTTCATGCACAGGCTGGGATGATCTTTGGCAAGATAGATAGGATGCCAATGGATCAACAGTTATGGATCTACTTAACTTACGGCGACAAGAATGAGCGGAAGGCATGCGCTCAACAACTAGCTGAACAACTAGTACGTAACCCCGATGCTGTAAAGAATAACTTGACAAAGCAGGATGTACAAAAGATCTTGACTGCACCCAGTGTGCGTAAATGTGCAGCCGAGGTTGGGTTAACTAACTACAAGGCATTTAAGTTAAGGTCATCGTTTGCTCACTCGATGGAGAGGCAGATGCTTCGTGCGCTTGATGATTTGTGGGAATGGCTAGAGTCAGGGAGGGTAAAGGCATGACGATAAGAGATCAGTTGGCTGATGAGAATCCAGAGATCTTGCTACTAGATGAAGAGAAGTTTGACGAAGCAATTGTTGGGCTTATCTACAAAAACACTGGACTGGTTGCCGTCTACGATAGCTACAAGATTATTGAAATCTTAAATAAAGAGATGAGTTATCAAGAGGCGGCAGAGTATTACGAGTACAACATTGAAGGCGCATACATGGGTGATAAGACTCCAGTCTACATGACCATGCTCAAAGATATTTTGTAATTGGCGCGTGTAAATAATGAGTCGCCCGTTCAGGAATTTTTAATACAGGAGATAGCCCGAAGGCTATCCCTGTAAATTCATGATTTAAGAATGGGTATACCCATCTGGCTCGATACCAAGCCACATGTTGCACCAATGAACCATGATGCAGCCTGATCCCATCGCCACGCCGCGACGGAACTGGAGGTATGTCTGCTCACTCCCACGTAACCAGACCCGCTTAAGAGCCTGTTGCTGTGCCTTAGTAAGTTTCATCGCTGTACTCCCAGAACTTGACAGTTGGATCTAGCTTGCGCAGATCAGCAGCAGCAGCAATCAGGTACTTGTACCTTGCATTGATCTCCCGAACTGGCAACTCGCCATCGCAAGTGAGATTCTCTGGGCTTAACTGGCTGTCAATTGAATCGGCAACACGCTGTCTACCCTCTGCTGTTTCCACTTCGTACAAGGCTGGACCTGTTTTCTTCCAGATACCCTGTGTAGTTTTGATCCATGAGTTTTCTCTCTCTAAAAATTTCTGTAAGTTTTTCATGTTGTTTCCTTCGTTTGTTCTTCCAGACTATAGATATCCCAATCGCCATCACCCTTGTCTATGAAGGTTGATCCGTCCATGTCATGGGCTAGTTCATGAGCTTGCTCGTAGTTTTCCGCTTCGATGTAGGCGTAAAGATAAGTCACGCTACGCGCCCAAACCTTGTAGGTTTTCATTTGTATGCTTCCTTTACTTCTTGAATGCTGATAATTTTATTGTTTGACATTACTTCATGATCAAGAGATTCAATCTGATTGCAATCTGATTTTGATAATTCAAATACTGCGTTGTATTCATCTTCAGCTTTAACCAAATACTGATACCATACATCGCAGTTCACATGAGCAGTAACTATGTATTCCTTAGTCATATGTTTGGTTCCGTAAATAAGTCATTGCAAAGCACATCATCTGTATTGATATATCCATCCTTGATTCCATAGACGGTAGCCTGTAGGTAGGTACCCTCGCAGTCGTAGATGTTTATATCTACTCCTTCAAAGGTAACCCATGCATCTATCGATCCCCATCTGCCATCTTCCTTGGCACACTCGACGTAGCCATTGACAAAGTCAAGCATCCTGCTGGCTGTGTGTCGTTCCAGTCTCATCGTCTTCCTCCAGTTCTAATTCATAACAACCGATTGCATCTGCTTGACTAACAAGAACTTCAACTGGTGTGTGATAAAGATAGACGCTAACTAATTCGTTAACATCTACTTCTTGCAATAGATAATTTAGAAAGAACTCCAGTCTCTCGTTCTTATACATTGGTTGATCTGAAGGTATAGAAAACATCTCCCTTAATTTCTCGTTACTCTTCTCACCCCAATCCCAATCAGGCAACATAATTTTTAGTTGTTCAATTCGATTAGCTTCATCAAGCATCAACGTTCTCCTCTAGCATTTCTGCGTTATCTATTTCAACTGGACCCAGTTCATCTATCTCTTCCTCATAAACTGAGTCATGATTAAACTGTTCAAGAACAGTTGCCATTGCTTCTTCTTCCGTATAGCAAATAACTTTTGTTCTGTATAGAACTTCTCTACGCCAATAGACTACGTATTCATTCATGTTGTCATCCCCGCTTCTAGTAAACAATTAGTTATGTCTTTGCTTGATGCCAGTCTTCCATTTGCACTGATGCTGTATTGAATCTGTTCAATGGTTGGTCTGTAACAATCGCCGTAGTCAGTCCATTGACCACACTTTCGATTACCTTCAAACCAAACCAAATAGATATTGAACTTATGTCGAGCGCCAATTGTGTATACCTGTGCGTCTTTGTGTGTGCCACGTACCACCAGTTGAGCAAGATCTAACTCTTCTAGCGTTAATCTTTTTTGTTTTGTAGTCATACAACCTCCGAAGCGGGGAGCCGAAGCTCCCCTTTGGTTTAGTGAATAGCCTTGTCCATTAACTTGCCGCCCAACTTCTCCATGTCGAGACGATCATCTGTGTGCTTGATGTTGCGAGCAACAGCAGTCACGCCTTGGACAAAGTCCCAGACTGAGCGAGGCTTGGTGTCTTCCTCTTGAATCACTGTGTCAATGATTCGCTTGGCTTGCTTGGCATTGAAGCCTTGCTTGCCCAACCACTGGAAGCGCTCATCGTCATTGGTTGCAACGATGGTTGACTTGGCTTGGTTGATACTGGTGATCACGCCAAGGGTAGATTGATTGGAGTATTCAATCAAAGCAGGTCCAACCTCCGATGCAAAACGCTGTGGTGCATTCTTGCTGTGACGGATAGTCATGCTCTGCTTGTCTTGTTGACCCCAGATGTTGCGGTTAGCACATACGCCACGCAACATGAACGTACTGATGCCAAGCGTCTTGCTACCCACCTCTGAGTTCCAGACATAGAAGCCACGGAACATCAAGTCAGGCTCACCATTCTTAAGTTTGCCGATCTCGATGGGGTGTGTGTCATCTACCAAGAACATGAAGACATCACGGTCTGATGCATACAGTGTGGTTGTATCTTTGGTTGGGTTAACAAACGGGTTGTACATGCTGGTGTTCCAGTCGATTACGCCCGGTACTTTCCAGCGGGTATCCCCTACCCCATTGCCAGCGATACGCTGAACAGCTTCGACTAACTCATAGTCATGGACACGACCATACTCAGTGCCAGTGGCAGCAAGCAGTTGGTTCTCGTTGTAGTACAGCTTGGCGTTTTCACTGCGCAGGTTCTGCAACCCATACTGCAAGTTGATTCCGGCTACAGTAGCGGGAAGCTTACGCAAGTAACCAGCTGGTGCTCCGGCTAGGCTAGACAGCTGACCGAATGCCCAGTGAGTAGGCTCTACCTCCATACCGTGGTACTCAAGGCTGAGTTTCTCTGGATCATTCATGCTGGCATGAACACGGATGTGATCTACATCCACAATGGTTTGCACTGCGGCATCTGAGCGAGCCTTGACATGTGCTGCCAAGTCATCGAGGTTAAGGAATCGCTGATCATCTGGGCGGTTGAACCACTGTGATGAGACACGACCATCGCGGGAACCTTGGCTAACGTCTACCTTATAGGCGGACGTTACCGCAGCTTGTTCAAGTTGGGTAACGGCGTTCATATTTATTCCTTTATTAATTAACTTCTACTGTGAAACTTAAAGACCTAACTGCGTCTGTGATGGTGTCATCGATGTCGTAATCTTTGATGTCAAAGTTATTACTCATCCATTCATTAATAGAATCATTCAAGCTGTCTTGTGTAACTACCTCGCTGCTCTCGATGTATGATTCGATGTGTCTATCAATGTTGTTCTCATTGATGTAATCGTTGCGCTCTAAGTAGTCTTCGATTTCCTGTTCGTTTACCGTGTTGATTGCACCTTTGAACACTACGTCATGATGCTCAAGTTGGTGCTTGAACTCGTTAGACAGCCAGTCCCTGATGTTGGCTTCCACCTTGTCTTGAATATGCGAGGCTATGGCTGCGATCAAACCTTTGTAATGGTTGTTGACCAAAGTCTCTAATGCTTCTGATTGCATTGTTGTTCCTTACAATGAATGTTGACGTTGACTTTATTGCTGGACCCTTTGCTTTGAGTCCGACGATGTGACCCTTTGGGTCAAGGAATCTGAGATCATCCTCATCGCCATCGATGACGGGTAATCCCATGTAGCTATCTGGAATCTGATCGAAGACAACAGCTACGTTCATACCGTTAGCAATTGCTTGTGTTACCTGAGATTGATTTGATTCCGATGCGCTAAAGGTAAGGTGATAGTTAGACGGAATGTTCTTCCTGCCAGCTACCTTTGTGTAGTCATAGAACTGCACGTTAGGGAAACGTGCCATGATGTTTTTAAATGCGCCGCTCTTAATTGATTCCCACGGAATATCTGATGTGCCGTTAAGTCTGATGGCAACTACAAGGTCATGCGCATTGGCATACCTGATAGCTGACGTAATATCCTTAACTAACTGAGCCATGAAAGTGAGTCGTGATTCAAAGAACCACTTAGTCTTCCTGATGCGAGCTTGTTGTGTGCGGTCAAACTTACCGCGACCAGCCTTGTTGAGACAGTAGATGGTGCATTGTTCTGAGCGACCACCGCATGTCTCGTACCCTGATAGTTTTGCTGGCGCAAGGTGCAGAATGTTTGTTGAGAACCCTCTGCGTTTACCCTTGATAATCTTTGTGTTAGCCCGAGTTAAAAGTTTCATTCGTTTCGTAAAGCAATAAGATCAAATAAGTCAACAGAGATATCCATAGGGATAAGCTCATGTGAGTCCATTGATGTCAGGCTATGCATGATGTCTAGTAATCTGTATGGGTCTGCATCAGCTAAGTTAATCTCTGAGCGAACATGTTCCTGCCATCTATCCACGTAACCTCCTTAAGTAAATGAGAGAACGATCTGCCCCTCATCGAGGGGGCAGAGAGAGAACTTCTAAGCAAACTCTCTAAGAGTTGCTTCTACTGATAGCGCCATGTCATTGCCTGATATATCTTTGATCCAGCCAAAGCCATGCCATTTGCCATGCGCATACTCAAGATCAATGGCGTTCTCACCCCACATGATCTCGATCTTTTCATGCCCAGACTTGGCTGCATGCATGACCATCTTGTAAACCTGTGATGCACTTGGTTTACGTCCACGAAATTCATAGCTGTACATCTTCACTCCTGTGGTTTGCTATGTAGATACGAAGCCTTTTGATCTGAGCTTCTCGGTAAGACAGCATTCCTGCAACGTATTCACGGGTGTTATTGAGAGACAGATGCTGCTTCTCAGCCTCATCTAATTCTTTACATGCAAGTTCAATAGCTGATGGTGTGCGGAAGATGTCTCTAAACCAAGTCAGTAGATCCATCATGATTAAGCTGCTGCTTGAACTGTCTGCTTGTTTAATACTTCAGCCACCCGAAACAAGGTGATCTTTGAGAAGCCACCGACATGCCACTCACGTATGTCTTGTACATCCATACCTTGTGTACCCATGTAGTTCCTGCCGTTCTTCCAGTTGTAGATAGAAGCTACGCTGCCATCTGCAAATGAGATGTGCCACTCGGCATCCACCTTGTAGTCATCGAAACCGTATCGCATTGGCGAACCGAATGCATCAACAAGTTCTTCGTAATCTGCGGTGATATAACCTTGGAGGTGAGACATGTTGGTGTCTACTTCTGTCTCGTTATGTGTTTGGTATTTCATATTGATCCTTAAGTTAAGTGCCGGTCTCTCCCGGCTGTCACGACTAGGCACATTCCCGTTGCCGTTTCAGTTGGTTTCATTTCACGCATGTGCCAGACTTATTCGCCTGATGCATTAATCCGGTAGCCACGGTTCATCCATGTTTCTAACTTGATGTTGCGGAACCAATCAGCAACGGTTGGTATGCGACCACCACAGTCTTCTTTAACATGCTGCTCACCGATGTATCTGACTGGTACTTCTTTGCCATCTGAATTGACAATCACACGACCGAAGATTCGTTCGCATTCAAAGATTCCCTGAGAGTGATGGCGTAATGCACGGTGTCTTGCATCAGCAAACTGTTCTTTGGTTGCATCAAACCAATCATGAATAGCGGCGTAATCTTCAGGTTTGCCGCCGTATTGTTTGACAGTAGTCATCGAATGATGGTGTGGGTGCATCATCCAACCTCTTCTAAGTTCTCGTCAAATCCCAAAGAACTTGTAAAAGTTTCTGTGTATCTTGTACTAACTTCTAAGTTAATCTCGATTGGATCTAGGTTGATTCGAAGTTCTCCGTATCCCCCAGCGTTGTTGTACCAATCTATACCAGCATCTTCCAAGGCTTCGTAACAGAAGTTTTCTAGGGCGCTGTCTATATCAATCTTTTTAACTTGGGTTTTCTCAACCCAGTTTCCATTCTCCCAGCTTGAACTTATTTGAACCCATTCAACAAAAGCGTCAGGTTTATCCACTGCGAATCCATAGCTAACCTCTTCGATTTGCCCGGAGTCTCCGCTTCCATCAAAGGTAACAACAACTTCTTTGATTCCACACTCTTTAAGCTTTTGAATAAGCAAACGAGCATATGGTTTTTGCGCATCTTTCAACATATTTATTCCCACCCTTCTTGATCTTTGATTGTTTTAAACAGTTCACTGACTGCTTCTTCAAGAGTTTCAATATCAGTTACTGCTTTGAATCCACTGATAGGACCAGTGCTGACCCAGACATAGAACGTGTCATCAACTTCTTCGCAAAGCTGATAGTCGTAACGCATGTCTTCGTGTTCATGCGTGTTGATGATTACTGACATGATTAAAAGACCGCGCCGGATAGTCCGACTGTGTACTCTGAGTACCACTTGAGATCACGCTCTAGTTCTTCGAGCGTTACTGTGGGTTCACATGAATCACCTGATGGCGTAGTACCTAGTACTAACCCGAATCCGCATAAGGGTTGTGGATAACCGTGATGTTCAAAGAACATTCTGTTTGCTTTGAACAAGCCCTCGTCATCAACGTAGAAGGTATCTTGTTTGTTGTTGAAGGTTGCGCATGTAAAGATGTCGCATGCCAGCATCTTGCTGATGTCTTGGTAGTCACCGCTGTAATCAATCTCTTTTACCTTGCGGTTGAATGGGTCTATGAAGAATGCCTTCATTGTGTTTCTCCTTGTGGGTGCCGTTGGTTGTATGTGTTCATCCAGTTAAGGAGAACGTCTCTTGCTTCTCTACGTGGTAGGCTGAAGGCGTCTTCAAGGTACGCCCCTGCTCCCCACATGTTGGTCACTCCGCTTTCGCGGAGATCGTCTAAGTACTCGAAGTACATCTGTTGACTAGTCATGGTGAACCTCCTCTAAACCTAACGCGTGTTCAGCTGCGTCTTGTATGTGCGCGTACCATTGCGTATCTTGGTAAGAACTACGCTGGCTTACGTACTCACATGCTTGTTGGATGGATTCATTGCTAGGCATAGCAACGTTCTGTTCGGCAAGGTATTCCTTGACATCCATCTCGTTGATGGTGATAACTTCATGAGTGCCAGTGGCTTTGTTGATCAGGTCACCGAGTCGAACTAACTGGCTGCGACTGAGGTGCTGGATCAGGGACATGAGGTGCAGATCTAGTGCTTGCATGGTGTTTAATTGTTGCGTTGGTGTTGACATAGTAGCAATCCTAATAAATTAAAAGTTAAGTTTATATTGGAATAAACCCTGATACTTTGTTAAAGGTGTGTCTCGATGAGGTCAGCTATCTGTGCAAAGCTAGCGCCACTGTCGTTGATGACGGCAAGAGAAGACATACCTCCATCTATGCCGTAAGGCACTTCTGGATTTTGTCTACTTAAGCCAGCAGCATCAGCAATTTCTTCAGGCAAGACATCTTTCATGATGGATGTGTACCCTCCCCTCATGCTTATCTTGTAGTGCCATTCTTGATTGTCTTCACCAAGATCTAGATCATCAGCAACAATCCAGTTTGATGGGTCGTATACATCACAGAGAACACCAAGACAGCAGAATCCATCTTCGGTTTTGAGTTGACCGCTTGCTTGTTTGTATTTGCCAGAGCGTAATGCTCTGACCCACTTCTGTTTAAGGCTTGAGTCCATACATATTCCTTCGTGTAAATAGTGATACGAGAGTGAAACTAAATGCAAATAGGTATTGGTTAGCGTGGTAAAAGCCCGAAACCAATCAGGCGCCACGCTTCCCCCTTTAGAAAGGTACGTCTTCTATCTCATAAGGAATAGATACAACCCTAGATGTACGCTTAACAGGAAACATGAGATCGTCTTTCATATCAAATAGTTCTTGGCGTAATGAGTCTCTCTCTTGTATTAGTTCCCTAACCCAAGTTCTCAAGAACTTGTTTTCATCTGCGAGAAATTTTGATCTTGCTTCAGTCATAGTTAAATCCTTGCGTGTAAATAATGATTCGAGAGTGAGTTAACAAAAGAAAAAACCTTGGTACACCAGCATCTACTGGCATACCAAGGTATGGGTTAGCTACCGCACTACTGGTAGCAAATTAAGGTCTTAGATAGGAGCGTCTTCCGCTTCCGGTGTAGAGAACTGCACTGGATCAGCACCCTTGACTGACTTAGTCAGTCGTGTCTTGACACAGCTAATCAATGCCACAGCATGGCTGTTAACTTCTGCCTGTGTAGTTGCCAACTCCATCTTTGCAAGATGGTTCAGCAACTCGATCTGGAAACTAATCTCACGATGACGAATGCCGGGTAGGTCACGACCTACCCAGCTAGTCATACGTGCCTTAGTTTCTGGATTAGTACCTATCGCATAGACAGCTGCTGTCTGTGCTTTTGTAGGTATGCGAGTAGCAAGCTGTACTTGCTTGTTGTGAATCATCTGAGATGCTTCAGTCTGTGACTGAGGTACTTCTGTGATGCCAAGTGTCTCCATGAGACGTAAAGTGGCTTGCGATGCTGGTTTGAGATCTACTGTGAGAGACATGACTAACTCCTTAGAGGAAATGATTAAAGTTAAATAAATACACGAGAGAAGGCGACTGCCCCCTCATCGAGGGGGGCAGGAGACTAGCGAGCGAGAGAGGAAGCCTTACCTATGCATGTGCATGGCTTCCTTGCGGTTAAACCTGTTAGCAACTAAACCAAAGATTCCTGCAAGAATTACTGCAATAGTTGCAACACCATCCATTGCGTATCCATACTGATCTACGACTTGAAAGACGTATGAGTACAGAGCTATAACAATCACCGATATGCTTAGTACATCGGCTACGAAGAACATTGTTCTGAACACGAAAGGTATGCGGTTTGTTGACATAGTCAGCTCCTAAAAAGGTATATAAATCAAGGGTTGAGACAACACAACACAGACGGGTGTTAACTTGCCAAGAAGGGTGAATTCCCTCCTCGTTAGGGAGGGAAGATCCCTGTTACTCCGTAGATAGAAGCTAAAGATCGCAATAAATTCGCACATATACCTACAAACACACGTAGATACAGGCGGGTTCACGGATTAGTGATGTGTAGGCAGGGGAGATATTGCTGGCGATCAATGTAGGCACCCCCCATATGGACCACGGCAGTCAACTACCGGGGAGTCAAGCAACAACGTATTACCTTTACGAACGCATTTCCCCCTTATGGACCCTTGTGATCTACCCCCCGGGGTGTTAACCAGCCTAGTTTTTAATTTTTTTGTGGGGTTTACTAGCAAGCGGACCTTGTTCCGCTTGCAAGATAGCTATCTATCTCTAATAGAGTACCGAGAATGCACAATAGTGGTGCTTATAATTTATGTACTAGGGATAGTACTAGCATAAATCAAACAGTATTGGTACATTTTTGCTAAATTGAACAAATATTCCCAAGAAAAAGCTGACTTACGAGTTGGCTTTTTTTATTTGCGCTTGCTCTTTGTAGCTGCGCTACTGAAAAGGGGTTAAACAGGGGTAAATACATGGCTGCACGTATTCGAAAGATCCGACATGATGAGGATACGAGGAAGAAAATCCAAGTTGCTCACTTGATCAACAAGCTTTCTGGTCACATTGATGGGAAATTGACGTTGTCACCAACGCAGATCTCTGCTGCAAAGATACTTTTAGACAAGTCTTTGCCTAATCTGAGTGATTTGAAGTTGGATACGGGCGCACAGGGTATTACTTTTAACCTCAACGTACCTAAAACAAGTGACTGAAGCGGTCGAGACCTCTGGCGAGTTAATCTCGTATGACCCACCTGGACCTCAAGCTGGGCTTTTTCACGCCCATAACGGCTTTGTACGGGGTTTGATGGGGCCAGTTGGCTCTGGTAAGTCTTCTTCTTGCTGTGTTGAGATCGTCGCAAGAGCCTTAAGGCAAGAACCTTGGTACGACGGAGTGCGCCGCAGCCGCTGGGCAGTCATCAGGAACACATATCCAGAGCTTAAGTCCACGACTATTAAAACTTGGGAGACATGGTTTCCCTCTAACGTAGCTCCCGTGAAGTGGGATACGCCCATTACATCAACAATGATCATTGATGATTTGGGGGATGGGACATCGCTTGAGCTTGAAGTATTGTTCTTGGCGCTAGATAAAGCGTCAGAGACGGGAAAGCTCAGATCACTTGAGTTAACCGGAGCGTGGATCAATGAGGCTTCTGAGATTCCTAAAGAAATTTTTGACATGGTCACCCAGCGTGTCGGACGCTACCCCTCCAAAATCAAGGGAGGTCCTAGCTGGAGTGGCGTCATCCTTGATACAAACCCCCCAGACGACGACAGCTGGTGGTACAAAATTGCCGAGGAAGAGACCCCCAAGGGTTGGAAGTTCTTCCGCCAAGCCGGTGGACTCTACAAAGAAGGCGAAGAGTACAAGCCGAACCCGGACGCAGAAAACATCGACAACCTCCCCGGTGGTCACCAGTACTACCTCAACCAGATCGGCGCGAAAACCGAAGACTGGGTAAATGTTTTCCTGCTTGGGAACTACGGCACAACATCAGACGGCAAGCATGTGTATCCGGAGTTCAACGACAAGATCCACGTAGCCAAAGAAAAGATAGAACCCATACGGGGACTGCCAATCATTCTTGGTTGGGACTTCGGGTTAACCCCAGCATGTGTTATCTGTCAGATGACCCCACGGGGGCAGTTCGTTATTTTGCGTGAGCTTGTGTCACAAGATATGGGCATCAGGCAGTTTGCCAACGACATCGTCAAGCCTGTACTGATGAATGAGTTCAGTGGCTTTCAGAGGTTTTCTGTTGGCGATCCTGCTGGCTCAATCAGAGCGCAGACGGACGAGCGTACTTGCTTTATGGAGTTGCTTGAAGCTGGGATTCCTTCGGAGCCAGCGAACACAAATGATTGGATACCGCGCCGTGAATCGGTGGCGTACTTCCTCACTCGCATGGCGGACGGTATGCCGGGATTTTTGTTAGACCCCAGCTGCCGAGAGCTTCGCCGTGGTTTCAATGGGCGTTACCGCTATGAGCGGATCAAGACCAGTGGACCTGCAAGGTTCAGGGATCGCCCGATTAAAGATGATAGCTCTCACATACAAGATGCGCTTCAGTATGCGTGTCTAAAGATGAGGTCGGGCTTAAACCCACAACGAGCCAGAGCAATCAAGACGGCTAACAATAAAGGTTGGACATGAGCATAGTCATTGCTAGACCTCCAGTGGAGGTTGACGTATCAGCGCAAACCCCCGGTGGTGAAGGCTTTGAGTTTGTCGAAAGCGAACTAGCTGCTTACATCCATCAGTGCTGGGACAGAGCCAAGTTTGCAAAGCAAACTATCACAGAGCGACTTCTTCAATGCGAGCGTCAGCGCCGTGGTGTCTACGACCCAGACAAAGCAATTGAGATCAACAAGACTGGTGGATCAGACATCTACATGCGCTTAACGGACATTAAGTGCCGTGCAGCTTCTGCGTGGATCAAAGATGTGATGACCGTCAATGGCGACCGCCCATTTGATTTGGTTCCTAAGAACGAGCCAAACATTCCACCAGAGATCAAAGCTTCCATCATTGACTTGGTTAGAACTGAGGCAATGGAGTATGTTGAGTCTGGCGCTGCCATTCACCCAGAGGCGTTTCGCACCCGGATGGAAGAAGTGCACGACGAGATCATCGTCAAGCTTCGTGACGAGGCTAAAGACAATGCTCGCCGTATGCGAGACAAGATCGATGATCAGATGAGTGTGGGTAAGTTTGACGAAGCCTTCAATGACTTCATTGATGACTACATTACTTATCCTTGTGCGATTTTAAAGGGTCCCATTGTTCGCCGACGTAAGTCGATGACTTGGGGTCCAGACTTTACACCTGTCGTGGTGACTGATCTGGTCAGAGAGTTTGCACGGGTTTCACCCTTCGACATCTACCCTTCCCCCAATTCATCAGGTCCAAACGATGGTTGGTTGATTGAGCGTCACCGAATGAACCGTGGCGAGATCCAATCAATGAAAGGCGTGATGGGTTACAGCGATGAGAACATCGACCAAGTCTTAGAAAGATTTGGTGACAAGGGTTTGAGAAGCTGGCTTATGGGCGACCAAGAGAGGGATAACCTTGAGGGTAAACCCCATAGTCTGCTGTACAACGACGCAGTGATTGAGGGCATTGAGTTCTGGGGCGCTGTATCTGGACACACACTCATCGGTTGGGGTATGCCCAAAAAAGAGATTGATGAGAATAAAGAATACGAGATCAACGCATGGATGATTGGTCCATACGTTATCAAGGCGGTAATTAATCCAGATCCGCTGGGTAAGCGCCCATACGAGATTGCTCAATGGAATGAGATCCCCGGCTCCTTCTGGGGCGGCGCAATGCCAGAGCAAATGCGTGACGTACAGAGCATGTGTAACGCCTCTGCAAGAGCTTTGGCAAACAACATGGGCATTGCCAGTGGACCACAAGCTGAAGTCACTGTAGACCGTTTGCCGGATGGTGAAGACGTAACGTCTATCTATCCTTGGAAGATCTGGCAAGTTACCTCAGATCGCACGGGCGGTGGTCAGCCAGCCGTGAAATTCTTTCAACCCAACATGAATGCCGACGTTTTACTTGGCGTTTATTCAGCCTTTGCAAAGCAAGCAGATGAAGTTACAGGGATACCTAACTATGTTTATGGCAGCTCTGGCGTATCTGGCGCTGGTCGTACAGCCTCTGGCTTGTCCATGTTGATGGACAACGCAGCCAAGGGTATCAAGTCTTCGATTGCTTCGATTGATAAGGTAGTCAGTGGTTGTGTACACCGCATGTATATCCACAACATGATGTACGACGACGATATCTATATCAAAGGCGACTTCTCTGTGGTTGCCAAAGGTGCTATGGGTCTGGTTCACAAAGAGCAGATCACACTTCGCCGCAACGAGTTCTTGCAAGCGACTGCCAACCCTGTGGATATGCAGATTGTTGGAATGGAAGGCAGAGCTTACTTGCTGCGTGAGTTGGCAAGTTCCCTTCAGCTTGACACCAGCAAGATTGTTAAAGAGCCAGAGCGCATTAAGTTTGAGGCGGAGAAGATGCAAGCCATGCAAGCGGCACAGCAGATGGCTATGCAGATGCAGCAACAAGAGCAGCTTCCCGCACCCTCTGGCGCAGTAACCGTAGACGAAGCTGGCAATCCTGCTGGCGGAGTAGATGCAAACACCATGAATGGAGCAATGCAATGATGAACAAAAAACCAATGGCTGGCAAAAAGTCTGTAACACCCATGATGCCCCAAAGCTACATGGATGGCGGCAAGGTTAAATCTGCCGCTAAGAAATCAATGCCTTCTAAAGGAATGATGCCTCAAGGCTACAAAGATGGTGGCTCTGTTTGCGGCTATCGCTCACAACAAGATTTCGGTAAGTGATGATGAACCGCGCTGACGATAAAGTATTGTCAGCTATTGCCTCGTTGCAAGGCAACCCACAATTCGAAACATTCCATGATTGGCTCAAAGAGTCATATGCTGAATTAATGATCGCAACAACTCTGACGAAAGATGAAACTCTTACTCGTTGGAATCAAGGCGGAAGTCAGGCGCTTGCGGAAATACTCGCAACGCTTCGGCAGCCTACCCGCCTGAAGTAATTCCCCCGTAGGGGGTTTAGCCAGCCACACGGCTTTCAGTGTGGCAAAACCAAACGCACCGCAAGTGAATGTTGATATACCCAACAGGCATCAACACGACCGCGCGACATGCATATGGAGAAACGATGTCCCTACCACGAGCCGTCTTAGAGGCGGAAAAACGTGCTGATGAACTACTTGCACAGTTAAACGGCGCTCAACAACAGCAGCCCAAAGAGGATGAGTTCGTAGCCAACGAACAAAACTCCAATCAGGAACAAGCCCAATTAGATGCTGTTCCGGCGGAACCCGCGAATGAACCAACTCCGGTTGATGCTCCTGTGGCACAGGAAGACACAACATGGGAGTCAAGGTACAAATCGCTAAGAGGCAAATACGATGCCGAGGTCCCGAGGCTGGCAGCTGGAAACCGTGAGCTTACCGCAAGACTGCAAAGTATCGAGAAAGAGATGGAGGCTGTTAAAGCCGCCAAAGCAACTCCCAAAGAGTCGCTCGTTAAGCCAGAAGAAATTCAAGAATTTGGTGAGCCACTGGTGGATCTTATCCGTCGTGCCGCTAGAGAAGAAGCATCTGCAAAGGATGCTGAGATCCAAGCGTTGCAATCCAAGCTTGAACGTTTCGAAGCAAGTTCTACCAAGACTCAAGAGATTGACTTTTATGAGAGGTTAAGAACTTCAGTCCCTGATTGGGAAGACTTGAATAGGAACGAAGGTTTCTTAAAGTGGCTTAGTGAATACGATGAATTGACTGGGTTCCAGAGGCAGGATTCTCTAGACGATGCTGTAAGAAATAACGACGCAATGCGCGCAGCACGGTTCTTCAACAAGTGGAAAGAGATGTCGGTAAAACAAGCCGCAACCGCATCTAAGTCTATGGAGTCACAGGTCGTACCTTCGACTTCCACAGTATCGACACCGCCGCCGGGTAAAAAGATTTGGACTCGAGGAGAGATCCAGACCTTTTATGAAAAAGCCCGACGAGGTGAGATCTCAGACAAAGACATGGTTGCTATCGAAGCAGACATCCATGCAGCTCACGTAGAAAAGCGTATTCGCTAAAAGTGAGTCGGATGTCATCTTGAAGGAAATTCAAAATGGCTATTAGCACTACCTCGGGATACTACGTATCCGGTCAAACGACTAACTCATACGGCGCTAACTTCGTACCAGAGATCTGGTCTGGCAAGCTCCAAGTTAAGTTCTATAAATCCACTGTTCTTAGTGAGATCACGAACAACGACTGGGAAGGCGAGATCAAGAACTCTGGCGACAAGGTTTACATCCGTACCATCCCAACAATCAATATCAGTGATTACACCAAAGGCATGAGCTTGACCAGTCAAGTTCCCGTCTCTACGCCAATCACATTGACTGTTGATTACGGCAAGTACTTCCAAGTAGTTGTTGACGATGTGGATGCTGCACAGGCTGACGTTAAGCTGATGGACATGTTCACCAGCGACGCCGCTCAACAGATGAAGATCGGCATTGACAGCGCTGTTCTGTCTGCCGTTGCTGGCGCAACATCGACCGCTGCTGCTGCCAACCAAGGCGCTACTGCTGGAGCTATCTCCGGTGGCATCAACTTGGGTACTACTGCTGCACCTATCACTTTGTCTAAGTCTACTGTTCTGGACACAATCTTGAACATGGGTCAGGCACTTGATGAGCAGAACGTTCCAGAAGATGGCCGCTTCATTGTTATCCCTGCGTGGATGTCCGCAATGATCAAAGGCTCTGATCTGAAACAAGCCTACTTAACTGGTGACGACACATCACCATTGCGTAACGGCAAGATTGGCATGATCGACCGCTTCACGGTCTACACATCCAACAACTTGTACAACGCAAGTTCCAAGTGGACTCTTCTCGCTGGTACAAAAGATGCGGTCTCTTTCGCATCTCAGATCACCAACGTGGAAACACTCCGCTCTACCTCAACATTTGGAAACATCATGCGTGGTCTGAATGTGTTTGGTTTTAAAACAGTTAAGCCAGAAGCATTGGTAACCGCAGTTGTTACCAAGTAATTAACAGGTCTCCTGTAGTTGCCACTTAAAGGGAGGCGGGCGAATAACCCCCTCCCTTCTTTTTATATGACCGTAAAACTAATGATCAACACAAAGACAGAAATGGTTTCTGTTTTTGACGAGCGAATTATTGAGGAGAGACCTTGGTATGTCCCATACAACGAAGGTGACCCAATTCCTGCAGACCCAACTGTCCCGCAGCAAGCAGTGGCTGTT